CTTTATGGCTGGGTAGTTCGCGATCCTGGGAGGAATATCCCGCTAGTCGATATGGTCGCGTCTTCTCCCGAAGTAAAGCTTTGCTTGTCCCGCATTCAAGACGCGATTTGGGGAAGCCACGAGGGGGAGAATGGATTCTCTGTTAGCGAGACATTGGATGACGATCAAACGCCAATAGACCCGCAAGTATATGACGTGCTAATGAATGTCCAAGAGGTCTTAGTCGGTCGATCGCGCCTTAAGCCTGTCACCAGAGAAATGCTCGCGCATGGCGATTGTTTTATGTCCATTGGGATTAATCCACGCACTGGGACTATAGATGCGATCGCAGAACTCCCGACTTTTGAGATGTTCAGGATCGAAGACAATCAAGGCAGGCTGATTGGATTTCAGCAGCGGTGGAATACTACCGACGTAGAGAAGGCGATTAACTTTCACCCGCTTACTTGTATTCATTGGAGATATGCGCGGCAGTGGGGAAATGTCTATGGCACTCCAATGTTTAGCCATAGCCTGAATGACTGGAATCGCCTCTGCCAAGCCGATCAGGACTTGGCTAAAGGTGCAAATGCGGTGGGCGTAAATCCGCTAATTCATGAGATGGATTCTGATTTTGATAACGACAAAGCTGTTGCCTATAAACGAGCGATAGAAGAACAGCAATCACAAGGCGTGTTGAGCGCTTACTATCCTCCATCTGGAGTGAGCATTCGCCCCGCCTATACCTCGACTCCCAATATTGATGGGTTAATCAGATATTTTGAGTTAAGAAGCGATCGCATTCTCGACCAATCCAGTGTCCCTCCATATCTATCAGGGAGAGAAACAAGCGGTGCCCAGGAAATTGGCGAGCAGCCAGCGATGGCATTTGCGCGGCTGATTAACTCCATTCGCAATGATTTCACCGGACTGGGACAACCTGGTTATGATTCTGGATTGCGGCATTTGTTCAACCTGGCATTGGCACTGGCAGGCATCCCAAAAGAAAAATGGTTATATAGAATAATCTTTCCCCCCGCTTACGTGTCTGTGTATAACTCTTCGCAAGGGCTGGGAGGGGAGGCGAACGCTAAAGGGATAGATGATCTTGCTGGTGTGCGTTCGCAGTATCAGAAGAATGCGAACCCAAATCATTGGAACGGACTATCACTGCCTGACTCGCTGCGCGATTTAGAGAGTGATTCTTGGGGTGAAGTACCTAAAATGGTAAGAGAGCGATTGGCGGAGTCTATCTTTCTATGATTGTTGAGTCCGATTACTTTTATGTAAGAGTCCCACTAAGGACTATCAAATCTACTCTTTGTTTATCCGAAGCAAACTATCCTATCCAAGTTGACTGGGGAATAGCTATTTTTACAAATGGCAAAACGCCTGAGACGACAGGAGAGTTGGATAAGCCTGTTTTGGGTCTAAACTTTTTGCGGGTTGCTGATCTTTTTCTGCCTGTTCCAATTCCCATGACGTGCAGTGGTGATATCTTCTATCGAGGCTATTGCCCAGCAAAAAGCCCAGAGGCAGCGATCGCTCATTGGAGAAACTATATTGTTGACCGTAGAAGTAAGCATGGTTTTCGGGTGACGACTGCCGAATTAAAATCGAATGCAGAGAGAATAGAAGAAGTGCTAAAAACTTTTAAGGATAAATAAATGACCAAAACAATACACGACTACCTCACCGAAATGCAAGCCGATGGTCACACTTTGACCGACATCGTAAAAGCCCTCGACTCCCACCTGTCAGACAAACGCGATTCTATGAGCAACAGCCCAGCAGCACAGTACTTGGCAGCGGCTAGGAATAGTACTCAAACTGCTTCTATGTATTTGGAGCGTTATGAGATGGAGGCTAAAAGCAACACCCCTGCAACTACTGTTGATATTGATGGCAGAGGTTGAGGGGCGATCTCTATGGATACTTGTCGTAATTGTCAGCATTGGTCTAACTTCAGTCACTTTTGGACAACTCCGGGTGAGCGGATACCAAAAGAGAAAGTCGCAACCAGAGAAAGTGCTGGCTACGGAACCTGTCTCCTGACATTGGGTGATATATCCGAGGCTGGAAACGGTGAATTACGTTACTACCCGATTAACAGAACTACATTGGCTTTCGTTGCTTCGTCCGCTGCTGATGGTGCCCTGTTCACCCGTGCCGAGTTTGGCTGCAATCAGTTTCAATCTTTGAGCGATCGCTATGTCCACACCTCCCAAGCCAACCAAGATTCGCCGTAAGCCAGTCCCACCCGGACTCAGGTTCGATGTACTGGTTGGGGATAAGTTCAGGTGCAGAGCCTGTGGGGTTGGGGCGAAAGAAGCGCGGCTAGAGATTGACCATATCATCCCAGTCTCCAAAGGCGGGTTGACTACACTAAAGAATCTACAGGTACTGTGTCGGAGTTGCAACAGAGGAAAAGCGGCAAAACTGAGGGCGGTTAAGGCGGTGGTGACTAAGCGACGGAAGATAAAGAGGAGTTAGGAGTGCGATCGCATTTGACCGGAGTTCCGGTCATTTTCTAACTGCGTTTTCGGACAGTGAGAATCGCGCCTCTCAAAACCCGCCACGAAGTAATATAGATTAGAGAATGCGATCGCTCCTCAGTATTGAATAGCTAATATTTTGACTGACAATATTTCTGATATTGAAAAAGTTTGTCCACGATTGCCAGGTGAAAGCAGAGTCGCTTATCAGGCGTTCGTAGACACCGCTGTAACTGGCTTAAGTCAGCGACAATTATTGCAGGAATACCAAAAGCAGGCGGATAGCGAAGGAATAGCAAAACGCCCACCCACACTGAGTTACCAGACTATTGCCAAATGGTCGGTTAATTTCAAATGGCAAGAAAGGCTGACGCGGTGGCGATCGCACTTTAACCAGCTCAAGTCAGAGCAACGCCTTAGAGATTGGGATGACTTTCGTGACGAGTTAGCGCTTAGGGCTAAAGACTTGCTGCAACGTGCCGATCAGCTAATGAAGCACAACATAGTTGAACGCAAGGTAACGAAAACAGTCAAGGCTGAGTACGTGGGGCAGGAAATAGAACAGGAAATTATCATCAAGCCCGCGCGGTGGACAGCCAAGGATATCCCCGCCTATTACGACGAAGCCGCCAAGTTGATGAGGGCAGCTTCAGGTGACCTTGCCGCCGCAATTGATTTGGTAACGAGGCAAGGGTACATAGTGAGCGAACCTGTGGAGGAGAACGATGGATCTGAAGAGTAGTGCGATCGCGCCCAACAAAGTGACCGGAGACTTGCTCCAGTTGCTCTATATTCCCTTGTCTGCCCTATCCAACCTAGATGAGGTATTAGCGAGAGGGAACCCAAAGCGGCATGAGATAGATAAGCTGCGAGCGTCCATCATTCAGAACGGCTTCATTGACCCAGCAAAATGGGACTCTAACCTCAACGGCGGCAAAGGCGGCATTATTTACGGGAATGGACGCACCGAGGCGTTGGTAGCGATGCTGCGGGACATGAAGGGAAGTAAGCAACCGCCACCGCGAGGGATTGGGATTGCGGAAGAGACAGGCGAGTGGTGTATCCCGGTTAAGTTTGGAGTTGATGCCGAATCAGAAGTAGCGGCGAAGCGATTCATTGTCGACCATAACTTGCTCACCGCGTCTGGCTTGTCTGTAGTCGAAGCGTCAGCGATGTTCGAGACTGAGGCTTATCTAGAGCTACTGGAGGAACTTAGCGAGGCGGACGCGCTGCCAATATCGGTGGATGAGCAGGAATACTTGGAGTTGATAGGCGAGCAGCCTATCAACGCGGTGGCTGAGGATGAGGAGGATGGCGGTGGCGATGCCAAGCTAGAGGCAGTCCAATTGTTCTTCACTGCGGAAGCTAAAGTAGAGTTTGAGCAGTTAGTTGAGCGGTTAAGTCCAATGCTGGGAGCGACTAGTCCCAGCGCTTGTGTGCTAGCGGCGATGCGGAAGGTTTGAGGGGAATGAGAAAAGCGATCGCTCTTGTGCGCGATACGTCGGGAAATAACAATATTCCGACGGATGAGTCAGCTTGCTGATTCTTACTGTCTGTTTTGACAGTTAGCGAAAATGGACAGCGATCGCTTTTTCTCGTGCGGGGTTGGTGGCGGATGAGTGCGATCGCTTGGGTTTGGCTGAGTTTGGTGAGTTGCGATCGCGGCTAGCTTAGTGGCGAGGTAAGGCTTTATTTGTTAGCTAAAGTCTAATAAATTGACTGAATTATTGACAGTTTACCTTTAAAATATTGCGCTTTCTTGTTATATTAAAGAACAAGGCGATCGCGTTTCTTGTGGTTGCAATCGCCTTGAAAAAGTAACATCTGATTCCATTGTAATGCAAGAGCCAACAGAAAAATACTATCACGGTAAACCGTGCCGAGTCTGCAAGGGAACTTTCCGGAATCGCTTAGACGCTAATCGTTGTGTGGCTTGCCGCCAGAAGTATTTAGACAAGACTAAGGATAAGCGGAAAGAGAATCGAAGGCGGCATCACGAAGAAAACCGGGAAAAGGATAATGCACGAAATCGGGAGTGGGGCAAGAAAAATCGAGAGCGTCGGGCAATAAAAGGTCGCGAATATTACGAAAGAAACAAAGAACAGTTAAGCGCTAAGAATCGGGAGTGGCAAGAGCGAAATCGGGAGAAGATAAAAGCTCAGAAAAGTGAATACCGCAAGCAAAATGCTGAAAAAATAAAGCTTTACCAAAAAGAGTACAGGCGGCAGAATCACGACAAGGTAACCGCATACCATCGCCAGTATCGTGAAAATAATCGTGACAAGATAAAAGCTTATCCTTCTCGAAACTGCTTAGAAAAGCGTGAAGAACTCAGGGAGTATCGCCGCCGCTACTACGAGGCTAATCGCGAAAAAGTCAGCCTACAAGGTCGCTTGCACTACCAAAAAAATCAAGAGTACATTAAACGGCGGCATCGTCAGAATTACAGAGACAACCACGAAGCTAGCCTTGTCCGGTGTCGCCGCAGACGTGCAAGATTGAGATCTGTAGAAGCTATTCCATACACGGTAGAACAGCTCAAAAAACACTTTGACAGGTTTGACAACCAATGTGTTTATTGTGGCAGCAAAGGGAAGCTAGCTGCTGATCATTTCATGCCTATCAAGCTAGCAGGTATGGACGCGTTGAGTAACTTGGTGCCTGCCTGCAAAAGCTGCAATTCTGCTAAACGCGGAAACGAGCCAGTTGAATGGATGCGGAAAGAAGGTTTCTCTGATGAATACATAGCCTTGTTAATTGATCTAATGTCAAAACCCTAGTTGCTAATTGTCTAATAACAAACCCGTGGTTGCCTCTATGTAACTGCGGGTTTGCTGTAGAGTGGAAAGACAATCGGTAAGAAGCAAAGCTGTTGTGACACTTCACTGCGTACCACCTAAAACACGCGCCAAGATTCAGAAACCGAAAGCAAAAGGTGTTGATTGGACGGTGTACCGCGATCGCCCTGTTGAATTTGCCTATGAGGTGTTGGGTATTGAGTATCTAACAGACGATCAAAAAGGCATCCTTAAAAGCGTAAGCCAAAATATAGCAACTAACGTCACCGCAGCGCACGGCGTTGGGAAGTCAAATGTTCTTGGCTCTGTCCTAGTACCTTACTGGGTGTTCGTCATGCAAGGCTTGTGTGTCACTACAGCGCCCACATTCCGGCAAGTTAGACAGATTTTGTGGAGTGAGGTCAGGAGAGCATACGCACGAAATAGAAAGCAATTGGGCGGCGTCTGCGGAGAAATGTTTCTCAAGCTGACAGAGGAGGGGAGAGCTTTTGGTTTCTCCGCTAAGGACTCTCATGGGCTGCAAGGCTTGCATTCAAGCCGTTTGCTCGTGATCGAGGACGAAGCCTGTGGCATCTCCCAGGACATCGATGAGGGCGCGGAGGCGTGTATTGTTGGAGTTCAGAACCGCATTGTCCGCGTCGGGAACCCGATCGCCGCAGGAACTCCATTTGAAAAAGCTTGCCGCCGCTCGCATATCCGCATACCAGCCTGGAGTCACCCCAACGTCGCGTGGGCATACCGTCAGGACGATGACGGGATTCACCGCGTAAAAGAAGAATTGCGATCGCACTTATTTGACAAAGACGGAAGAATGTTAGATCGCGAGAAATGGGGAGAACCCGCTGTAGCTGCGATGCAGGATTACTTGGACTCAATCAAGGCAATTGAGATTAAGGGCGCAATATCTGTTGAATGGATAGAAAACGTCAGGGAGAAACATGGAGAGAGTAGCGCTTACTGGGAGAGTCGGGTCGAAGCGCGGTTCCCTCTCGACTCTGGTCAGTCCATAATCCCCCGCAGATATTTCCTAATGGCTCGCGTCAAGTTCGACAACTTGACCACAGAAGAGTGGAGCAAAAAACTAATCACCCAGCCGTCGCGATATGGCTTAGATGTGGGTGATGGCGGTGACCCGCACGCATTATCGCGCTGGCAGGGTTCGGTGCTTTGGTCAGTGCGATCGCAAGCTACGCTGGGCGATGAACTAGACTCTGGACGTGCCGCTGCAATGGTAGCGAAGGAGTCCAAAAGCTTTGGCAAAGGCGCGATAGGTGTGGATAACGTCGGTGTTGGTGCTGGTGCCCTGGATACTCTAAAACGCGAGGGATTCTCCGCTAGGGGGATTAGATGGGGTGCTGGCGCGAAGTCGCCTGAGAGTTACGCCAACTTGAAAGCAGAGCAGTTCTGGTTGTTAAGGGAAGCGATGGAACGCGGCGAGATTGCGATCGCTCCCTTGGGTGAAGTCGAGGAGGAACTTATGGAGGATTTAGCCTCAACGTACTATGAGGAAATGGCGACGGGCAAGATTAAAATTGAAGACAAAAAAATTACGAGGCAAAGATTGGGCAGAAGTCCAAACCTTGGGGATGCTGTAGTGTACGGTTTTCATGCTACTGGGGGTAGCGATCGCAAGCCTCTTGTTTCTATATCGCCGCGCCGATAATCAAAAGCGATCGCCAGTCACTTCCCACCAATCAAAAACACTTTCGGCAGACGCGGGGTGATAAATCGCTTTTGAACACTGGTAATAGCAACAATGGAAACCACGCGCTACAGCTTCTTTTATTTGCTCTATAGGTGCATTATTGTTGGCTAGCGGCTGAGACTCCTGGCGAATCCAGTGGAGCGATACGTTTAAGTCAATTACTAAGAAGACCTCGCCAACCTTTACTTCCTCTCCAGTACGTAACCAAACCGACCTTAGTCTGTAGTCAGTTTCTTCGGTGTAGTCTCCGGGATAATAAATCTCAGTATCGCGATTGGTAAAAAGTCTCATGGTTGAATTGTAAGTGGTCACGGTTGACAATCCCCCGGTCTAAAGACACGGGGATTCTTAAGAGATTTGCACTCTCAAGGGCTGTGCCAAGCAGCCTCTAAACTGTCCGAGAAACTCATCCAGCTTGCTTGTATGCTTTCTCAAAATATTCAGTGCCCCATTTGCATCGGCGTTAACTACCCACCCTTTAGCGGCGCGGTACAATCCACGCTTGATACGCTTGCCACTGAATTTGTAAGATTTGGGATTGTCAGCATTCCAAACAGGCAAGGCATCACCATCAAGCGAACTCGCCTTACTGGTGTACGATTCTTCCTGTTCAACAACTTCAATTCCGTACCGTTCGCAGAGGCTTTCCAGCTTGCGCTTAAAGGTAAAAACAGGAATTTGAGTGAAGTTTTGATTGTTGCGCTTGCCCAAATTGACCCCTTGCTTGAGGTCAGGGTTGTATCCCACAACAATCTTGCTGATGCCGCGTTCAATACACCAATTCACAACGTACCGAGCGGATTTGTTCAGAAAATCCTTAACTTGGTGATTTCGACGATCAAGCAATGCTGCTTGTCTATGTGTCAAGCCTTGAAGTCCCTGCAAGTCCTTAATCGATTGCAGTTGTGCATTCCTTTTGTTGTACCACTGGTTAACCGACTTAATATTTCGTCCATTGAGGATGAAAGACTCTTGCGTGGTACTGACACAGGTAGCAAAGTTGTCCAGTCCCAAATCAATACCCAGAATCTCACTGGACGACTTTATCTTTTCCTCTTCAACTCCTTCATAGACGAAAGCGGCATCAAAATAGCGTCCTCCCAACTTGGGAAGAATGCGAATCTCTTTAATATCAAAGCCTCTGAGTCGTTCAGGAATTGTGAAAGAAAATGTGCCATGCTCCCGTCGAAATTTGCGGGAAG